ATAAAATTTTTAGATTTGATAATAGCACAATATCTGGTGGGATGTTTAGTCTAAAGTATCAGTTATTTTTGAATGATTTGTATTTCTTTAATTCAATGGAAATGTTGTCATATGCAATGACAAAAACATACCTTTCTGATATTGATTTTCTATTGAATACTGAGAAACAAATAAGATTTAATCAGAGACAAGATAGATTATATTTGGATGTTGACTGGGCAAATGTGACAGTAGATGAGTATATTGTTTTAGATTGTTGGAGACTTTTGGATCCAAATGATTTTACGAGAGTTTATAATGATTCATTTTTGAAAAAATACCTAACTGCTCTTATCAAGAGACAATGGGGACAGAATTTAATAAAATTTCAAGGAGTTAAACTTCCAGGTGGAATTGAATTGAATGGAAGGCAAATATATGATGATGCCGAAAAAGATTTGCAAATAATTAGAGAGCAGATGTCAAATACATATGAACTTCCACCTTTAGATATGATAGGATAAGGATAATGGTATTAAATCCTTTTTTCACTCAAGGCACATCTTCTGAACAAAACCTTGTTCAGGACTTAATAAATGAACAACTGAGAACTTATGGTGTAGATATATTTTACTTACCTAGAAAGTATTTGACAGAAAATACTGTCATAAGAGAGGTAGTGCAATCAAAATTTGATATAGCACTTCCTCTTGAAGCATACGTTGACAACTATGATCAATACTCTGGTGCTGGTAATATTCTTTCTAAGTTTGGAATTGAATCAAAAGATGAAGTAAGACTTATTATCTCTAGAGAAAGATTTGAAAACTATATCACTCCTTTGATAGAAGATCAATCTGATATAAAATTATCAACTAGACCTAAAAGTGGTGATCTAATTTGGTTTCCTCTTGATGATAGGATTTATGAGATTAAAGATATTGAATATGCAAAACCATACTATCAATTACAGAATCTTTATGTTTATGAACTATATTGTGAACTCTTCCGTCTGGAAGATGAAGTTATTGCAACTGGAATTGAAGAAGTTGATAATAATCTAATTGGTGAAAATTATGATGGTTCAACTGATGATGGCATCAATACTATTCAAGGTCCAACTCAAACTCTGACTTTAGTTGGAGCAGCAGTAACCTCAACAGCATTAACAAGTATTGTAAATGGTGCGATTAGATTTATTAGAGTGACAAATAGAGGTGGTGGATATGCAACCCCACCAAGAGTGGCAATATCTTCTGCACCTAGTGGAGGAGTAACTGGTATAGCAACAGCAGTTATGATTGGTGGAATTAATGTTTGCAACTTGAATGCAAATCCAAAACTACAATCAGTACAGCAAGTACAATTAATAAACACTGGATTTGGATATACATCTAATCCAGGAGTACGATTTATCTCAAACACTGGCACAGGAGCTGCAGGAGTAGTTGGTATATCAACAACTGGAGGAGTTGGTATAGTAACTGTAAATGTTGCTGGATCAGGATATGTAACAGCACCAGCAGTAACATTTACTCCACCAAAACATGTGGGTGCGTCGGCAACTGCAATTTTAGATTCACCTATAGTAGGTGGTGGAGTTAGTGTCACATCTGCTCCAATAAGTATAGGAGCATCTTCTTTCCTCTTCCCAGGAGGAACTACTGGTGGAGTATTCTATGCAACTGCTCCAACAGTCACATTTGATTTACCGACTGGAACAGGAAATGCTGCAGCAGCAACAGCAACTCTTGATGAACTGGCACAAACTGGAGGAACAGTAGAAACTCTGGGGTTAACGACTGGAGGTAAATTCTACACTAGTGTCCCATCAGTCTCTATTTCGCATCCAGGATTTAGTTTTGCAGCTGCAACTATAGGAATCGCAGGATCATCTATTAGTCCTGGTTCTATTGCATTTAGTACCACTGGTAGAGCATATACAACTGCTCCAACAGTTGCAATCTCTACATCTGGAGTAATGGATGCTCCAACTCAAGTTGCTGTTGGTATTGCAACAATTCATCCAATAACTGGTATTGTTACATCAGTATCCTTCAGTACCTCAGATTCTTGGGCAACAGGAACAGGAGCAACAATTGGTGCTGGATATACAGTAGCACCTAGTATTTCTTTCTCTGGAAGTCCGTCACCAGTACAAGCAACTGCCAGTGTTACTGTGTCCGTTGCAGGGACTGTAAGCACCATTAGTATTGGAAATAGTGGATTTGGTTACCTAACGACTCCAACGGTCTCTATTGGGTCTCCAGGGGGTGCTGATGAACAGTTTAGAGCACTTGGTGTTGCGACTATAAGATCCACATCAATTAAGACTCAGGGAACAATTGGTATTGGATCTACTTCAATTACTGGTGTGACGACTACAAGTATTGTAGTCGGTGATAGAGTAAGACTTGGTATTGGTTATAGTGATCTATACAATTTCATACCTGCAAATACTTTTGTCACTACAATTGAATCAGATACTATATTCATTAATAGTGCAGCAACTAATGTTGGAATTGCAACATCTGTATTTGAATTTGGTAGAGCAAACTGTGGTGTTGTTACAGGTATTGCAGTTACATTTGGTGGTGGTGGATATTTATCTCCACCAAATATAACAATAACCAACGAAGTTTCTGAGAAGAACTACATCAACTTCCCAGGAATATCAACAGCAACTGGTATATCAACGATAAGTCCTGGTGGAACAGTTTCAAGTATCAATATTTTAGATTCTGGATACGGATATGTAATTACTCCAGAAGTAACATTATCAAATCCAGAAAGTGAGGGTACGGGAACGTTTACTTTCAATGAAATAGTAACAGGATCTTCTAGTGGTACAACAGCAAGAGTTAGGACATGGGATGCATCATCTAATGTTCTTATAGTTGGAACTGTATCCGGAGAATTTGTATCTGGAGAAACATTAGTCGGTTCAACTTCTGGTGCTTCTTATGAGTTGCGAATTGTTGATGTTCAACCTGCTGACGATGGATTTGCGGATAATATAAACATTGAAACCGAAGCTGATTCAATTATTGACTTCAGTGAGCAGAATCCATTTGGGATGCCCTAAATAAAAATATCTTAATATAGAGATATTGTAGGACCTAAAAAATGTTTGAATATTTTTACAACGAAATTTTAAGAAGGACCATTATATCTTTTGGCACCCTTTTTAATAATATTTCAATTAAGCACTTAGACTCTGATGACAATACTGTTAGTGTTGTAAAAATTCCTTTAGCTTATGGACCTACTCAAAAATTTCTAGCAAGAATAGAGCAATCTCCAGATTTAAATAAACCATTTGCTATTACTCTTCCGAGAATGTCATTTGAGTTCACTGGTTTAACTTATGATGCATCAAGAAAAGTATCTACAACATCTACTTTTACAGTTAAAGATCCTAATGATGGAAAAGAGACTAAAAAGTCTTACATGCCAGTTCCATATAATATGCAATTTGAACTTGCTATTATGTGCAAATTAAATGATGATGCACTTCAAATTGTAGAACAAATTTTACCATATTTTCAACCGGCATATAATTTAACAGTAGAATTGGTTGAAGCACTTCAAGAAAAAAGAGATATTCCTGTTATCTTGGAGAATGTTACAATGCAGGATGATTATGAAGGAGATTTTTCTAGTAGAAGAGTTCTTCTTTATACTATGAGATTTACTGCAAAAACATATTTGTTTGGTCCTGCATCTGCTGCAACAAAAGATATCATCAAAAAGGCTACTGTCAGTTACCTTACGGGTACAGATACTTCCAACTCCACAAGAGAAGTTTCTTACTCTGTCGAACCAAGAGCAATTAAGAACTATACAGGAAACGCAGCAACAACACTGGCAGAAGATATTACGAAAGCAAAAACAGCATTCAACGTTGCCGATGCTAGTGGTCTTACTGCTAACACTTATGTTGATCTCAATGGAGAGGAAATCTTCATTACTAAGATAACTGGAAATAGACTTAATGTAAAGAGAGGTCAAGATGAAACGAATATCACTGATCACTTAACAGGTGAAGAAATCTTTATAATTGATGCACAAGACAGTGCATTAATTGAAACTGGAGATGATTTTGGATTTAGTGGTGGATTCTAGTAACTATTATGACAAACAAATTTGATAATCTCAATGATACTTTTAATACTTCTGATGATGTAATCAAACCAGAGGTAATTGAACATAAAATCAAAAAAGTAAAAGAAGGTGTTGATGATATTAAAAAAGACTATGAATATACTAGAGGAAATCTTTATTCTATAATAGAAAAAGGACAAGAAGCCCTTAACGGAGTTCTTGAACTTGCCCAAGAAAGTGAAATGCCTAGAGCATATGAAGTTGCAGGTCAATTGATTAAAAATGTTGCTGATGCAACAGATAAATTATTAGATTTGCAAAAAAAACTAAAAGATGTTGAAGAAGAAAATAAATCAAAAGGTCCATCAACAGTCAATAATGCATTATTTGTAGGTTCTACAGCAGAATTAGCAAAGATGCTCAAAGATGGATTAAAAGAGGACAATAAATAGAAAGATAGAGGAGATATATTAAAGTGGCACTAAAGAAGCCTTCAGATTTTTTTGGTAATAATAAAACTCCCCTGGATAAGGTAAAGGAGAGTTATGATTCTGCACGTCCAGAAAAAATAGAGCAAATATCTGAAGCATTTAATGTTTTTAAGTCAAACTTAAATCATATTCAATCCTTATCGGACTTTACTTCTACCTTTGATAGTTTCAAAAATAATTTAGAAAAGGTAGAGAGTGTTTCTGGTGAAGTTAGTGAGATAAAAGAGGAGATAAAAAGTTTAATTAAAAAAGAAGATTTAGATAGTGCCATGATGGCGCAACTTCTTTTTGTAGAAGAATCAATAACCAATATTGAATCGAAGATATTATCTATCAACGGTAATACAGTTGATAAGATTAGAGAGGACTTTGTAGATCTTTCCAACTCTGTTGGATCCTTTCTTAATATCGATGCGCCAAAGTATAAAAAATTAATTTCAGAATCGGAAATTAGATCTGATGATAGACTTGATGTTTTTAAGGGACAGGTAAAAGAAAACTTAAATACTATTAAAGTAGATGTAAGTAAAGAAGTTACTACTGCTTTAGAATCTATTGAAAGTGTAAATGAAAACACTATCAATATAGTCAAAGC